AAAAAAAAGACCCCCTCGCGGGAGTCAGTCTGCGATGTAGATACGTTCGACTAGGATACTTGTCAATATCCTGTTTTCTTCGAGTTCATCGAATCTTGCTACCACGTAGGAAGCAGTTTTCAATGATTTATGATACTCCGTGAAAGAAGCATCAAATCAAGCTTCATCAACCGAATTTCTTACTCTCTGTGTTACAACGACACGATAGACTGTCATAGTCACCTTCCTTAGTTAGTGGTTAGTATGTTCGAGAGTAGGATTGGCCCATTCTAGCGAATTGTGATGGGTTAGTGGATACTAGACTGAGGCTGCGAGGAGACTATCAACCTGCTTGCGTGCGGCATCTTCGGAGATACCAAGACGGATGTAGTCGCGAATCATCCGTTCCTTGATATCCTCAGCAGATACCTCAGACGGACGGTAAGGCAGTAGCGCAGCCTGATACGCATTGCTGCGCGCATTCGCCTTGAGAATGTCGTTTACCATCCCGACGACGGACCACTTCTTTTCCGTGATAGTGGCTGTCGCTTCGGCGTCGTTGTCTACGACATCGTAATCGAAAGACTTCTCAACCTTCTCTCCAGCCTGCGGATGTCCCTCAGGGATTGAGAAAGTGAACTTTGCGATTTTCTTCTGCATGATGAAACTGACCTTTCATGCCAGAATGGGCCGATTCTACTCTTGAATCGCGTGTTATTCAGTTGTCAAAGAGCCGAGCCGAGCCGGGATGTTTTCGTAACTCCCGACACTGGTATATAATGCAATCGAGATGCCCCAACCCATCCGTCCACATCATCGAAAACACGCCTGATTTCGCGTGTTTTCTGTCCCACTCATAATGGAAGTGACATGAATTGTCACTATATATAGGGCGATTGACCTAACTTCAATGCTATCAATGGTTTACAGGTGACATAAATTGTGAATAGAGTGACACATACCGGCACACCCCTCCACAGTTGGTCCCATATGTGGCATGAAATTTGCCTTATAGCAATCATCTCACTGTCCCCCAAAAATTCTCCAGAAAAAATAATCAGGAATATCTAGTTAATATTATAAATTTATAACAGAATCTATAGTTCAGTCGAACGATTTTACTTGACAACTAGATGAAAGTGTGACATAATGCCTCTAGCCGATGGTCCGAATGAACTTACAGACAATATTATAGGAGTTAAGACAATGGGATTCACAATTTCTGCAACAGTGACAGCTAAGACTGGTCCGGCGAAGCAGGTTACGACTGAAGTGATTAGAGGAATTACAGCTATTACTATTGATACAAAGCGCGAGGTTATTCAGTTGTATCAGGGTGCTGAATTAACTGGTCCGTGCAGAGAATTTGATTTGCATGGTGTTACTACGATTACGGACACTATCGCCAATGGTAATCATACGGTTGTTATTTCGTAGATGGAGTAGAATTCAATGGCTATGGGTATAGTCAGCGATAATGAGTTTAATAAAGAGTTTGGGCAGATTTGCCCCAAGGACGTAGTTGACCCTACATCTCATCAAGCTGTCATTATAGACATTGAAAAAGGTCGGCCCTTAGGTGGATTAGAAGTCCCTAATAGTTTACGTAAAGTAATAGGTGAAGAATCTGCAATCAATGGTAGACAGAATGGTGTAGCCCTCGCAAATCAATTCGGAATCAGTCCTTCCTCGGTTTCTGCATACGCTAACGGTTCTCACTCCACAGCATCATACGATGATAAACCAAATGTAAATCATATCAATGATGCGAAGCTTCGCGTGGCTAAGAAGGCACGTAATCGTTTAGTTATGGCACTCAATTCACTTACACAAGAAAAAATCGAATCCGCGAAGGTTAAAGACATAGCGGGCGTAGCTAAAGATATGTCCGTAATCATCAGGAATATGGAACCTGAAAAGGTTAATCCATCTGGACCTGGTGGACCTACATTTATTTTTTATTCTCCACAATTTAGAACTGAACAAGTATTTGATACAGTTGTGGTGAAGGAATAATGTATCAAGCCCTACCCCAAGGATTCGATGGATATAATGGACTCATTAGTCCTGATGGCGAAAATGTCGCTATCGGACGAGGCATTACATCCATCATCAATCGTAAGACATTCAGAGTAATTACTTTATTCAATGGAGAATCATCTCGTCCTATGGGATGGTATTCAAATACAGAATTAATTATTCAGAAATATGAAGATAATTGTAATGTAATTAAATATAATATTACTAATGGGGATAAAATTAATATCAATGCTAATCAATGGATTAATATGGCTGGAGCTGGTAAGGGTCATTGGGTTGGTGGTCGTCCGAGTGATATGGTAGTTGTAAGAGATGGTAGAACATTAGCAAAAGGATTAGATTGGTTCTGTGGGGGCGAAGGTGAATGGTCAGTCATTATATCTGAACAGTTTGTTTATGTATATAATGAATTTGATTTGATTCATAAGTTACCTTTACCAGCAGGAGTAACTAGATATTTTGTAAATGTTAGAGATGGAATGTGTGGCTTTGGACGTAACGGATTGAGGCCACAATTATTGAATTGTTTAACTGGAATAATGACTAATGAATCTGTTTGTAACTTCAATGAAAGTGAACCTAGTTTTTCAGCAGGTCAAATAGCAACAGCAATCGAACATCCTAGTCCATATGTTGCTATTCGATATGCTGGAAAGAAAGAATGTATAACACTTCCAGTCATTGAAGGTTGCACAGGTGTAGACTTCAAAGTAATTGGAGATACTGGTATAGTATATTCATGGTCCGAGACAGGTCGCGGAGTATTACAGGATTGTGACCTAACACAAGAACGTCATTTAATTGGTAATACTGTTCCTCCAGTTGTTATTCCTCCTACTACATATCTTGTAGATAAAAGAGCACCCAATCCAGTTGGACCTAGATATGAAGAACCTACTACTCCAGACCCAGTAATTGCAAGATTCAATCATTTCTTTCACTTCGGTAGTTTTGCAGATGCAGGTCATAAGTATTTGAATAATGATGATTGGTCGCGTGGTAAACCTTGGTTAGTATGTCCAGGTAATATAGCAGTTGTGGGTAGTGATGCGGGTTCTACTTGTCCTAAAGATGTAGTAGCTGGAGCTGATGCTATTTTCACAATGGCTGAAACTCCAGAGTTATGGGACAAGGTAAAGGCTATCTATATTGCAGCAGAAATGTCAACGGACCCTGTTGCATCTATTATAAAGTTGAGAGATACTTGTAATCTTCTAATGGATAATTTGGGTGTAAGTCGTAAACCATTTATTACTTATACTACAGATAAAGTATATCCAGAACTTGTTCGAGAAGATACTTGGATTGGATTACAGTATTACATTGCACAAGGCGACCCCCTATCTAAACTAGATGAGTTTAATAGTTACTATCATAGCATGTTGACTAATAATGAGAATGTAGCGATTATCGCTCAAACATATGACCGCAATGGAACATATAAGGAACCGTTACTTCCTGTTATTGAAAAGACAATTGAGATTGCAAGGTCTTGGGGATTTCAATTACAAGCGTGGTTAAATTTTAGTGATGGACGTGGTTCAGTAGATAATAATTATGGTGGTGTAAGATGGTATCCTGAATTGTATCCCATCTTACGGGGTATATTAAAGGCCATTCCCAATGACTAGTGAAACAGTAATTCCTCAGCAAACAGTTTCCGCTGTTGTTACAACTGCTAATATTGATGCTCAGATATTAAAGACAGCAGGACAGAGACGAATTAATATAGTTTGGGAAGTTACTCAGGCTATTATTGCCTTGGGTGTCATTGGTGTTACACTTTATGTTAATGCTGTAACCGCAATCTTTATTACTAAATTTATAGAGATTCAATCTTCTGCACTCATGCAGTTAAATGTAATGGCTGCAATCATTACTGGTTTCTATTTTGGTAGAACAAATCATCAAAGAGTTGGTGGTGTTGGTGGTGATAGTGTAGACACAGGGAGATAATTATGCAACTTATTAATGTTGGACTTATTACTATTCTTATTACAGATACAGTCTATGCTCTCCCACAGAAGCGTGTGCTTCTATTCACAAATACCGCGGGGGCTACATTTGATGTATCTAATGATGAAACCTTTGCGACTCATATTGGTCCTATCACATTAGTAGAAGGACATTATGAATTAGCAGCAGGATTCATTCGAGTTACTAGCCAAGGTGGGGCATTAGTAGTTCTTAAAGGATTCTAATTAAAAGGAGAGTGTTATGAAGTTTCATGCGATTCCATTGATGGTGGTTCTTGTTATTTCATCTGTATGTTGTAATAATTGTGCTCCAAAGACTATTGTTACAACTCCTGATAAGGCTGTATGGTATGCAAATCAGGTAACAATTCGAGTTAATGAAATTTCTAAGACTGTTATTCAACTTAATGCAAATGGCCAGATTACTGATGTTGACACTCGCGCTTTTGGTAAGTGGGCTACTGGTGCTTTAATTACTTTGAGGGATGTTCCTAATGGTTGGGAAAAGACTGTTAAGACTGGATGGGATGAAATTAAGACTAAATTGCCACAGTCAAATCCAACTCTTTCTACTCTTGTTGCAGTAATGGATTCTCTTTTAACCCTTCTTAATCCAATCGGAGTATAACATGCAAACAATTGATTGGAATCAAATTATTCTACCTGTAGTCAATAACGTATTGATTCCAGAACTTCTAGCATTTATTACTAAATTTAGAAATCAGAATGGTGTTGACCCCACAATTGAACAGACACGGGAAGCTCTTGCATTGAATGTTACCGAAGGTTTGTCAATGTGGGATGCATGGTTTCAGGCACACCCCCAGGTAAAGTAATAATGTTGCACACTTGTAATCAATGTAAGGAAGATAATTTACTTTCTGATGAGATGTGTCTTTCTCATGGATTTGCTAAAGTTTGTAAAAAATGTTATAATACCTATAAAAGAAATTATAATAAGCGTCCCAATAGAATTACTAAAGTAGCAGAAATTGCTAGAAAATCTACTTTAAAACGTAATTATGGAATGACTCTTGAAGAATATGACAAAAGAGTAGAATTACAATTAGGGGGTTGTGCAATTTGTAAACAACCTTGTGAATTAGTTGTTGACCATAATCATAAAACTAATAGAGTTAGAAATTTACTTTGTATTAAATGTAATGTTATTTTGGGATTAGTTAATGATGATGAAGAATTATTATTTGCTTTAATAGAATATCTCAAAAGACATAGCGAGAAAATTGCATGAGTTTTACCCAGGGATTTTGGAAGCCGAATAAGAAGCAGGAGATATTTCTATCTCTACCTACTTCTATATTTGAAGCTTTCTATGGTGGAGGAAATGCTTCGGGAAAGTCCGATGTATTACTTGTTTATGGCCTCATCCATCGGTGGCATGAGAATCCTACATTTAAACAAGTATTTATGCGTCGGACTTTCCCAGAACTAAGAAATGAGATTGTTCCGCGAAGCCGAGAAATATATCCTAAATTTGGTGCAACTTTTAATAAGACTGACATGGTTTGGACTTTTCCTAGACCCGACCAGTTAGGGGGAACTGGTGGTTCTAACGAAGGCGCAATGATTTTCTTAGGTCATTGTGAGGAAGAATCAGATGTTCATAAGTATGACTCAATGGAAATCAATCTATTCACGCCCGACGAGCTTACTTCGTTTTCGGAATATATCTATTTATATATTGGGTTCACTCGCGTTAGGACTAAAGTTCCTGAGTTGCCGGCCATTATAAGAGCGGCAGGAATGCCTGGTGGAATGGGACATACCTTTACCAAGAAAAGATTTGTTACACCCTGTCCTGAAGGTGGCAAAATTATTGTTGGAAAAGGTAATGTTAAAAGATTCTATGTTCATTCTACTGTTGTCGATAATCCTTATGCTGACCCTGAGTATTCTGCTCGATTAGATGGTATTCCATCTGAGGCAGAACGTAAGGCACGTAAATTTGGTGATTGGGATGCTTATCAAGGTCAGGTATTTGACGAGTTCAGAGATAGACACTATCCTGACGAGCCTGAAAACGCACTTCATGTAGTTCCACCATTTGATATTCCTGCATGGTGGCCTAGAATGGTAATTGGTGATTGGGGCTTCGCGGCTATGACTTATATTGGATTTTACGCGATTTCCCCATCTAAGAGATTATATTTATATCGTGAATTGACGTGGCTTAAAACTAAGATTGAAGATTGGGCACCAGTCATTGAAGATTTTATTAAACGTGAGAATCCACGAGTAGTTAAATTTTGTAGGTCTGCTTCTCAAAGTAGAGGACAGGAACATACAATTCAACAGCAGATTGAAACAGCATTAGGTAGACCAATAGAATTGTCAGATAATAATCCGGGGTCGCGTATTGCTGGTAAGATGTTGTTACATGAATACTTGCGATGGAAGCAGAAACCATTTATTCCACCACAAGATTTGCCAGTCTATAGTGAAGAATATGCACAATGGATACTTAGGAATAAGGGACTAGAAGAATATAAAGGATATCTTTCAATCTTTGACCCACATGAACCTGAAACAAATATTCCTAAGTTACAGATATTTTGTTGTGAGGATAAAGTTCATGATGGTCATCCTAATTGTTGTCCTGTAGTCATTGATGCTATTAGAGCTTGTTCTTATAACAAACCTAAAGCTAATAAGGTAGCAGAAGATGTTGCAGAATTTGATGGGGATGACCCATATGATGACCTTCGATATGCTTGTGATTCAGCAGAACGATATTTTGTAGAAGCATCAAAGGAATTTGAGAAAATACAGAAGCAAGAAATTCTAACTCAAGTTCTTATGGGCAATCAAGATTGGACAGCATACTATAGAAATATGCGAGTAATTGATTCTCCTGTTCCTAAGATGCAAGTTGTAAGTAGATTTCATCGGAGGTCGATGTGAGTAACTGGATTCATAAGTTGTTCAATCCCCACTGTGAGCATTGTCATGAAGAAAAAGAAGATTCTAAAGTATGTAAATCATGTGAAACTCTCAAAGAACAATTGGAGAGTGTTAATCACGAAAAGAATAAATTGTTGGAAAGAATACTTGAGAGACCTGTTGTGGAGACTCCTGCACAACCAGAGCGGAAAGTCTCAGTTCCGAAAGTAAATATTCCATGGAATGTTCGCAGGCAAATGTTAGAGCATGAGGATAGGGAACAAGCTAAACTGTTAAGAGATGCACCACAACCTACTTCAACTGAACAGTTAGAAAAGGATTTAGACGTTGCCTCAAATACAAGGCAAGCAGAAGGTAGACAGTAAACCTTCAAGTTGAAGAAGAAAAAGAGGTAGTTATGCCATTATCAAAATACTTTGGCGGGGGTGGCGAAAAAGTTATGAAGAATATGAAGAAGGAATATGGCGAGGAAAAAGGTGAGAAAGTTTTTTATGCTACCTCTAATAAAAAGAAGAAGCATGAAAAGTCTGAATCTAAAACGAAGGAAAAGTTAGAGACTGGTCCTTCAATGAATTTCAAGAAGAAGTTTGGTATTAAGTAGAGGTGTATTATGATTGACGTTGGACCTAATAAACAGATGCGTCCTCCCATGAATAGACCTATGGGTCAACCTATGAATCCATCTATGGGTCCAAGACCTATGCCTACTGGTCCTATGATGGGAGGTTCACCCCAACTTATTAGACCTATGGGTCCAGGTCCGGGACCAACTCCACCAATGACACCTATACCAGCAGTTCCAGTAGGTAATCAACCCCCTATGAATGGTGGAGGTATGATTCCACCACAAACAGGCGGTATGGACCCAATGTTGGCACCCAAACCTATGTCTATTGATACAGCACCCACTAATTATATGGACCCTGCTAATGCAGTTATTCCTGGTATGGGTCAACAGATGGGTGGAAATCAGATGGGGGGATTGCGTAATGCTTATAACGGTAATCCTCAACCCCAACCTTTTGGAATGGGTAATAGGCGTTTCTAATAGGTTCAATAATGGCTAAGAAGCAAGTAGATAAAGAAATTCAGGACTTACTTAAAGAAGTGGTTACACACTTCGATAGTGAGGACCGTCAAATTAGAGAGCGCCAAATTCGCACTTGGCGTAGACTAAAGCTATTCTGGGAAGGTTTCCAAAAAGCATGGTATAGTGAAATAGCACATGATTGGCGTATATGGGATGAGGTCCAGACTGATGATACCCAACAGTCATACTATGATAAACCCATTAATGTGTTCCGTGCCTATCTTGAATCAATCATTGCCGCATTGTCAGTGGTCGTCCCCCCTATTAAGTGTTTTCCTGATGACGCAGACAACACTCTTGATTTGGCAACAGCTAAAGCCGGTGACAAAATAGCAGAGTTAATCTATAAACATAATGATGTATCTTTACTCTGGCTCCATGCGCTATTCATTTTCTGCACGGAAGGAATGGTTGGTTGCTATAATTATCCTGATTCAGATATTCATTATGGGACATATGCAGAAGATGAAACAGAAGAATCTGCTGAAGAACATCAATTAGTTAATTGTCCTCAGTGTGGATATACTCTTGATGATAAAGAAGTTAATCATGAACTTGGTGAACTTCGAGAAAATCCCGCACAACAACAGCAAGAAGATGAATTTACTACTGTTCTTAATAAAGGTCCAGAAGAATATGAACCTGAAATGTGTCCTGCTTGTAATCAAGTGATTCAACCTGAAGTTAAGAATGAATCATTTCTTGTTACAAGAATTGTTGGAACTACACATAAACCTAAGACTCGTATTAAGATGGATTGTTTTGGTGGACTTTATATAAAGATTCCAGTTTACGCAAGGAAGCAAGAAGATTGTCCTTATCTAATTTTTAGTTATGAAACTCATTATGCAAATGCTATTGAGAAGTATGAACATTTACATGGTAAACTAAGTGACAAGGATGGAAAGATAAAGATTGCAACTTCCACTGGACCCAAAGACCCTTACGAACAGTGGGGTAGATTGAGTCCACAGTATCAGGGTGCATATCCAGTAAATAATGTAACTATTCGTTCCGCGTGGCTTAGACCTGCGGCATTTAATGTTCTTCAAGATGAAGATGATATTAAAACACTTAAGAAACTCTATCCGAATGGAGCTAAAGTAACTCTAGTAAATGATGAGTTTGGGGACGCAGAAAACGAAAGACTCGATGATGCTTGGACCCTTACTTATAATCCTTTATCTGATTATTTGCATCATGACCCCCTTGGTTTGTTACTTGTTTCCATTCAAGAAATTACGAATGATATTATCAGTCTTACCTTACAGACTATTGAACACGGAATTGGTCAGACTTTTGCGGACCCTGGGGTATTAAACTTTAATGCTTATCGCCAGATGGAATCTGTTCCAGGTGGTATATATGAAGCGGTTCCCAAAACTGGAAAGAGTGTTGGCGATGCTTTTCATGAAGTTAAGACTGCTAATTTGTCGCCTGAAGTAATGCCATTTGCAACGAATATTCAATCACTTGCACAACTTGTATCTGGTGCTCTACCTTCACTATTTGGCGGACAGATGGAAGGTAGTGAAACTGCATCACAATATAGTATGTCTCGTGCCCAAGCATTACAGCGTTTGCAGAATGTTTGGAAGATGTTTACAGTATTTTGGAAGACTATTTTTGGTAAAGCAATTCCTGCATACATTCAGGAAGTTAAAGAAGATGAGAGAAGTGTTAAGCTTGGTAAAGATGGAAACTTTATTAATGTATTTATCAGGAAAGCTGATTTAGAAGGAAAAATCGGAGATATTGAATTAGAAACTGCTGAAAATTTACCTCTTACTTGGTCGCAGAAGAAAGATATGATTATGCAACTTTTGACAGCTGCTAATCCTGAGATTCTTGCAGTTTTGGCTGCTCCTGAGAATTTACCATCAATTCGTGAAGCAATTGGACTTACAGATTTCTTTGTTCCAGGTGAAGATGATAGAAATAAACAATATGATGAGATTAAACTTCTATTAAATTCTGAACCTCTACCTAATCCTATGGACCAGATGAATCCTGAAATGTCATCGGTAGATGTTGACCCTGTATATGATAACCATCAAATTGAGTTTGAAATTGTTCGTAAATGGGTAGTTAGTGATGCAGGTAGACAGACTAAGATAGATAATGAATTGGGTTATCGTAATGTATTATTGCATGGTAAAGCTCATTATACTATTATGAATCCTCCACAGATGGCACCTGGACAGGAAGGCGCACCTAATCCAGAACAGCCCAGTCAATTAGAAATGCAACCAGAAGCTCCAATTACTAATGAGAGTAATGTAAATACTGCCCAATAAGGAATAATATGTTATATACTTGTAAGAAATGTGGTAATAATAATTTATTGGCAGATGAGATGTATTGGTCTGGTGTTAGAACTTATAAATGTAAGAAATGTTTTAATTCCACTAGAAAAAGAAGAACAGGAATTAAAGCAACTGAAAAAGAAAGACTTTATATAAAACAATGGCAACTTAATAGACTTTATAAAATTACTGTAGAACAATATGGACAGTTACTACAAGACCAAAATAATAAATGTTTAATTTGTGATAGAGAATTTGATGAACAAATTAAGCCAGTTATAGACCATTGTCATAGAACAGGAAAAGTTCGTGGAATTCTTTGTAGTAATTGTAATACCGCTCTGGGATATCTTCGTGAGGACAAGGTAGTTGTCCAAAGACTCTTGAATTATCTGGAGTCTAATACTACCCTAATAAAAGGAGAAGCAAATGTCAATACCCAACAGTGATGCAAGTGTCGAAACCCCTAATCCTTCTGGAACAATGGACCATGAGGAAGTAATTGAATTCCTTGGTAATGATGATGAACCAGAAGTTATTGATTTAGAACCTAAACCCAAACCTTCTAAGTTACCTGATGATAAGAGTAAGGAAGATGAAAATGAGGGTGAGAATGAAGATGAAGGAACAGATGAATCAGATGATTTAACTGAACTTGAACAGGAATTAAATCCTCCAACAGAGGAACAATTAGAACTTGTAACTCCAGTTCGACGTAAGGAAATTCTTGCAAAATATCCTAATGTATTTAAAGATTTTCCTTACCTTGAAAAAGCATACTATCGTGAACAGCAATTTACAGAATTGCTCCCTACTATTGATGATGCAAAAGCTGCTGTTGAAGCAAAGCAAGTTCTTGATAGATTTGAAAATGATGTAATGAGTGGTAATACTGAGACTCTACTCAAAGCTATTAAGAATGAGAGTCCCAGGGGATTTAATAAGATTGTAGATAACTATTTACCTACTCTTGCAAAGGTAGATGAACAGGCATATTTTCATGTTCTTGGAAATGTAACTAAACATACTATCGTAGCTATGGTAAAAGAAGCAAGGACTAGTGGTAATGAAGCTTTACAGTCTGCTGCACAACTTTTGAATCAGTTTGTGTTTGGAACTAGTGATTTCAAACCTCCTACTAATCTTTCTAAAGATGAGCCAGCAGATGAGGGTAAGAATAAAGAACTCGAACAGAGAGAACAAGCATTTACTAGAAAGCAATTTGAAACTGCTAGAGGAGATTTGAATACTCGAATTAATAATACTCTTAGTAATACTATTGATGCAAATATTGACCCCAAGAAGAATATGACTGATTATGTTCGTAAAAATGCTTCCCGCGAGGCACTTGAATTGTTAGAATCAGTGTTAAGTAAGGATTCACGTTTCATATCATTAAAGGATAAACTTTGGGAAGCAGCCTTTAATAGTAATTTTAGTAGAGAATCCGTAGAACGTATTAAATCAGCTTATCTATCCCGTGCTAAGACACTGTTGCCTTCAGTAATTAAAAAGGCCAGAATTGATGCTCTCAAAGGATTAGGTAAGCGTGTTAGTGAAGAAGAACCGACTCCTAATAAGAGTCCACTACCAGTAGGACGGCCACGTTCAATAGAAGGTAAGAGTGGCAAGATTAAAGATGCGAAGGATATACCTCATGGTATGAGGACTCTAGACTTTCTTAATTCAGATTAGTAAGGATTAAAACAATGGCAGTTGTGGAATCTCAGGTTGCGGGTTTGGAACTCGAAAGAGTCCTTCCAAAGATTCGCGTCCTGTTTGAAAGAGATGATAAGTTTTACGCTAACATTAAGAAGCGTGATGTTGAGAAAATCTCTAACAGGCAGATGCGTATTCCTTTGGAACTACGTCCTGGTGGAAGCTTTCAGTATTTTAATGCTGATGGTGGAGACTTGGGACGGGGTGGTGGTCCGACATTCGATAAGGCTGTTCTTACAAGTGTATTCGTTAGTGAGAATATCGAATATACTAAGCTTACAGAATGGTCTACGGATGATGAACGTAAGTCTGTAACTAACGGAGTTCGTAGACTTACTGCTACTGCACTTGATGAATTGCGCCGACAGTTGGACGCACAGATGATGCAGGTTGGTGATGGTGTTATCGGTGTTATTAGTGTCGTTGCTACTGCTGGTGGCGTTGATACTTATACACTTGGAACTGATGGCTTTGGCGCACGTTTGATGCGTTTTGGTCAGACTGTTCAGGTATTTGATACTGCTCTCGGTGTTCTGCGTGGTAGTGGCGTTATTACCAAGTGGGACGTTGAGAATAAGAGTATCGACGTTACCCCGGCTATTGCTGGCGCTATCGCTACCGATAAGCTGGTTACTAATGGTATTGCTAATCCTACAGCACTTCCTGCGTTGTATGGTGTGCCATATCATCATTCCAACGCTTCGACTGGAACATGGTTAGGGTTTAGTCGCAGCGCAACCCCTGAAATTCGTGCCAATAGGGTTAATGGCCTTAATGCTGCATTGACACTTCCGTTGCCACGTCTTGCGATGAATAAGATTGGTAATCGTGTAGGTATTGATAATACTTTCAAGCCTACAGCATGGCTGCATCCTTGTCAGAAACAGGCTTATGAAGAAATTGGACAGCTTGTGTCTATCATTCATAAGCAGCCCAAGGAAGAAGCCTTGAATATGTATTTTGGGGATGGTATGCAGATGGCTGGTGCATCTCTAAGGGATTCTTTCAATTGGGACAAAACTAGAATTGACTTTATCGTTGATGAAGTGTGGGGTCGCGGTGAAATTCTTCCCATTGGTTTCTATACAACTGATGGTAGGAAAATCTTTGAAATCCGTGGTCCTTCTGGTGGTGTGGCAACAGCCGATATCTTCTATATGGTTGTGGGTATGCAGACATTCGTTACGAATCCTGCTGCTTGTGCCTATATTGATGCGTTGGCAGTTCCGACTGGTTACTAATCATGGTAGAGACTGGTAAAATTCCTCCAACAGCTCATAAAGCTGTAGTTGAGAATGTTAAGGTTGTTGCTCCAACACATGTTCTTCCTGTGACATCTGTTGTCCCTACGACACCTGTTGTTCATGTGACACATGTTGTTGAAGCAAAACCTACACCTATTAAGGTAGGATTAGTTACACCTGTTGTAGTGGAAGAAATTACCACTAAACAGATAGCAGAAATCACTGTAGCCCTAAAGGAGAGTGGAGCTGATTCCCACTCACAAATGATTACGTTAGCGAAAATTCTGAAGATTCTTAGGGAGAGATAATGAGTGACCTTAATTTCCAGGCTTTTAGCACGGTTCAGCCTGAGAAGGTAGTCGTTCCTAAGACATTGGCTTCGGCTAATGTTATTGCACCGTCAGGGTTTCTTACGATTCTGACGGGTAACACAGTTGTTAAGACCATTACTCCACCACTTTTAGGTGTGCATATGTTGTGCATTATCTTTGCAGGAGTTGCTGGTGTTGATGCTTCTGACAATGTTGCTACTGCACGAGGCACAGTTGCAAGTCAGGCTTTACTATTTGTTTATAATCCTATTGATGCACACTACTATGTCGTTGGGAGTGCATTAGCTTAACTATTAAAAGTGGGGCGCGCATACTGGTCACGCGCAAATTCTCTGGCGTAGAAATACGTTGGTCCTGAGACTGGAGAAAAAGTTATGATGCCTGGATTTTGGCGAGATACACGAGAATCTAATCAGCGAGTTTTACTCAATGATTATGGTACAATCAATAAGGTTAAGTATTTATTTCCACAGGGTGGGGGGCCTCGTGGGGCTTTCAATACGTTTGCAGACTTAAAGCAGAACCTTCGTTCCAAGGATATTATTTTCTTGTCTGGAGTTTTACAGGAACAGGCTATTACACCTGTTGGTGTATTTGACGTAACTGTTATGGGTGCTGCTAATAGACCCAGACAGGCTACTAATGGTGGTGTTCCTACAGGTGGCGGAGCATCCTGGTTAGCACCTTCGAGTGTGACAGCAGGTGCAGCATTAATTCAGGTGCTAGAACAGGGATGGAGTTTTGAGAACATCCAGTTTGCTCCACCTGCTGCATTAGACTGTATTCGTTTCCGTCGTATGGAAACTGCTGCTATTCCTGATGCTTCACATGGTAGAGTTATTAGTTGTTATTTCTCTACTGGTGGAGCTGCGGGATGTGGAATCAATGGTGGCGAATGTAAGCGCATCGTCATTGATGATTGTGAATTTGAAGCATTAGGTGCTGGAACTTGTATTCGTAATACTGCTGATGGTGGTATTGCTGCACCTTCCTATTGGGAAATTACGAATAATCGTTTCTTACGTGGTAATGTCAATGAAATTGTTGCCGCTCTTGGAAATAGTTTGATTAAGGGTAACGTATTCCATGCGGTTTATGCTGTTGAGGCTGGCTGGAGAGTCAATCTCGATGGTGGCGCTGCAAAGAATATGGTTATTGATAACTATTTCTCTGATGTGGATACTACTATCGCATTAGGATGCAAGAAGGCTGTTGCTGCTGATATCTGGAGAAATTATGTAGCAACGGTTGCTGACCCAAAGGTTGTTGTTCCTGCGTAAGTGAACAAAGCGTAGTCTGCATGATGGGGAGGGGGAGATACTTAATAGGCGACATTAGGTATCTCCCCAAGTAACATGGAAGAAACTGAACCAATCGAAAGTATCAACAAACAGTTAAGAAATATGTTTGGAATAGATTCCATGACTGGTAGAACTATGTTTCGAGTTGTATGGAGTGAAGAACAATTTGAAATGAGAATGACGGATAGAACTGAGACTGGAATTCAGTTACTTACTCCGGTTCTAAAAGAATTACCCAAATATCGACAATGGATTACTGAAAAGTATGTCCTTGAGAGATTGGTAATTGTTCCAGAACCAGACAGAAAAGAACTTCCAACTAGTATTCTATCTTATGAACCTGTTTGGGTATTTAAATCTAAAGATGATACTTATGTTCCACCTACATTTTGGGCATGTAAATTTGTAATTGATACTCTATATGCTGCTCTTGGTAAACAGAGTATGGCTAAATATGTTGATGAAGAATCTAAACATCCACAAGAAGTAAAAGAAAAGAGAATCAATAAACTTACGGAGGAATTATTTGGAGATGAATCATTCTTACTTGGTAGAACTATAACAGGAGAGGCTACAACTGTGCCTCAATCATATGAAACAGTTCAAAAGGAGACAGTATGAGTATCGTAGGTGAATTTCCGGGTCATGCAGCTTTTAGAAGGCGAACAATTAGAGGACCAGTAAATCCATTGGATAAGACTACTATCGTTAGTATTTATCCAGCAGAGATTGTTGAAACTAAAGCAACAATTTCACCAGGAAGATTTGTTATTCCTCCGGGTAGTTTTGAGAAACCAGCGATTGTTGTTGTAGGTCCGAGTAGTTGGTGGAGAGAAATTGACGAGGACCAGCCATTACTTGAAATTCCAGTTTCAAGTATCCAGATTGCTGATTCTGTCATTAAGGACTATTGTAATGGAATTCTTGGATGTAATATGGCTGATTCTATGCCAGGATTGTTCTATGTTCCCGGTGAACAGACACTTGCAACCATTCAGAAATCTTATAAGCATGAACTAGATATGGCATTGGCTAGACAGCGAAATTGGTATTCAATGCTAGTTAAACTAGGTGATGCTTTGTGGGCACGTTCTAATGGTAATCCTCTTGCAATCAGTGATAGTATGAGAACTGCTGCAAAGGAAATGAATCTTAATAAGGATTGGATGAAAGACTTTACAATGCTTGATACTGTTCGTTGTAAGGCTTGTGGAGCTTTACTTAATCCAATGTATCCAGTTTGCCCAACTTGTCATGCAATTAATGACCCTGTTAAGGCGAAAGAATTGGGCTTAACATTCGCTCAGTAAATGGAGAATATCATGCCACATGACCGTAATGAGAAATTGTTAGAAGTTGGTGATTTTGTAATGGTTCCTTGCGTAATTACTCATATTCAACCTAGTATTGAATTCTGTAATTTAAGTTTGGAAACAGTTGAAAAAATGTATCCGGGTGAAAATAAAACTACTATTACATTAAATTCAGGACAAGTTGAAAAGTATCACAAATAGGAGAATATCATGGATTTGATTCTTTTGATTCTAGGACTTGCTCTCGTAGGATTCTTAGTATATTTGATTACTACTAAAATTCCAATGGACCCAATGTTTAAGTATGCAATTCAGATTATTGTATTGGTTGTAGTGGTTATTTATCTAGTTAGAATGTTAGGGGGCACTATCCCTAATGTAATGGGTCATTAAAGGTAAGAACATGGCAACCGTAGACCTCGTTGCATCAACAGTTTTAGCTAAAGCAGCTACGTTAATGAATGATACGGCTAGGACTATCTATACTTATACGGCTGTTCTTCCTTACTTACAGATGGCACTACAAGAGTTGCAGGAAATTTTTGAGCTTAATAGTATTCCTGCAACTCAACTTTCTTCTGCATTAATTAATATTCCTGCTGGAAATACCCAAATCATTTATAATGGTATTGGTGTTCCAACTCTACCAGATGATATGATTGAACCTAATCAGTTATGGGAAAGAGAAGCTGGTATTGACCCCTATGTTCCAATGGGACGAAGGGATTATATTCCCCATAATTTTGAAGGAACTTTAACGGGAAAGTTTAGTTTCTATACATGGGAAAATAATGCCATTAAGTTTTTACCCGCGAATCGGGATAATGACATTAAGATTGATTATATTAAGACTATATTCGCTCCCCTGGTGGATGAAAATTCTTTGATTAATTGTATCAATGCTGCTACTTTCCTTGAGTATAGAACTGCTGCACTTTGTGCAGAATTTATTGAACGTAATAAAGCAAGTGCAGATTCACTTAATGATTATGCTGTCTTAGCATTAGACCGAGCCACAGGAATTGGTGTAAAGAGTAAACAGACAATTCTTACTCGAAGAAGACCCTTTAGAGCTGCTTATAAAAAGCGTGGATTCATGACATAATGCCATGAGAGAACACGAACCGATTCGATTCGACTCATTTAATGGCTTATATAATAGGGGTGTCATTATCGACACTCCAATGGACCATTTCTCTGATTGTAATAATCTAAAATTCATTGGTGATAATGGATTTGGAACGCGAGATGGTATTGGAATTCATCAGAGTGTAGCAGTTCCGCTATCCAACATTCTCAGAATATACAACTATCCTACTACTGATAAAAATACTCTCTTAGTTTTAACCTCTGGTGGAAATATTTATCATGTTGTAGATTCAGCTACGGTCTTTGGTCCTGTTCTTACTATCGCTGGAATGACTGATTTTGGATTTACTCCTTATGCGGGACGCGCATACATTACTCCATTCTTTACTGAATTAATTGGAGGATTGAATAGAGAACGTGGATTACAAAATGAATTCATGTATGTCTATAAAGGTGATGGGACTAATGCTCGTAAAGCTGCTGGAAACAAACCAACAGTTGCAGCAACAATCGTTAATGGGGCTGTTGGTTATACCGATGCTGGTGTGCATATCCTTGGTTATGTTTTTGAAACTGATACGGGATATCTTTCGGCTCCAGGAGGATTAGTTGCTTTTACGACTTCTGCTTTATTGTCTCTTAATTTCTCTACTGTTGCTGTTAGTCCTGATGCTTTTGTCACTAAAAGACATTTGGTAGCTTCAAAAGTAATTCAAGATTATAATGGTGATGTAAATGGTTATCAACTTTATTTCATTCCCAATGGAACTATATTAGATAATATTACTACGGTTATAAATGGAGTATCTTTTTATGACCAGGAATTATTGTTAGATGCAAGTCATCTTTCTGACAACTTTGCAGAGATTCCAGCGGGAGTTGGATTAACTACATATCATAATCGACTAGTAATCTATTGTAGTTATGATAATATCTCTCTAGGTTACGCAAGTGCAGTTGGTGAACCCGAAGCAATCAATCAGATTAATGGAGTATTACTCTTTCCTCCCGATGGCAATCCTTTAACTAATGCAGCATCTCTAAGAGATGTTTTGTATTTCTTTAAACGAAATAGAACTGGTTCATTTGTAGATAATGGAGATGAACCTGCTACATGGCCTTATTCTGAAGTAGACCCTGCTATGGGTTGTGGAGTTCACGGTATTGCAACAGTTCTAGATTCTGGTATATCTAGTATTGATTATCTCATTGTTGCTTGTTATAAGGGAATTACGATGTTCAATGGAAGATATATTCTTCCTGAACTTACTTGGAAAATTCAAACTACTTGGTTGGCTCAAGATTTCAAAACTAAGAATCGTATTATTCAAATGGTTAATGATTCTGTAAATTCACTCTTATATATTGTTATGACTGATAGAACAGTAATGTATGGTAACTATACTAATGGATTTGACCCTAAGAATATTCGTTGGTGTCCTTGGACTTTTTTAGTATATGTAAATTCTGTCGCTCTTGTAAACGTAAATGAACTTATTCTAGGTTGTGACCAGGTTTAGTAATGTATACAGCATACGCGAATTACATTATCTACTTCTCTAATGCTGCTGATTATGCGGCTGCTGTAGCATACTGTGGAGGCACGGGTTATAAGCATTGTCCCAAAGCTGCTGCTTTAAGATTTGGAATAACTTGGCCCTTAGTAGGTGGTGGAATACTACAATCGCGAGGAATGATAGGATATGCACCTTATGGTATTCCTGCTGTTCCAGGTCCGGGTGTAGAAATAGGTCATCCACAACCCTCTGGAGTATTCATAAAGAGTGATGTTGATAGTTTTGTAGTTGCTGGTCAAGTTGGTAATCCTGCTGGTGTAGTTGGACCAGATATGAATTTGGTTTGGTTAGGCCAAATTATTAAAGTTAATATTCCTGTTACTACAACACCTATTCCACAACGTAGATTTATTGGTGGATTAGAATTAGGTAATGTTGGTGCAGAAGGTGGTGGTGGATTAGTAGGTGATGAAGGAGCTAGAGCATCATCTAGAACATTAGATGGCAAAGGAATAGCAATACGAGGAACTAATACCCCACCTGCATGGTTAAGACAACAGAATGAGTTTGTTACAGGATTAACTAAAAGAGAAACCTGGGAACGATTTTATGTTAGAGTAAATGCACTTGGAACTAATGAATGTGGAATTTGGCGTGGTCATAATTCAGTTTCTGCTGCGGCAGGTGCGGGTATTAAAATTGCGACAACAGGCGAACTTCAAGTTTGGACTATAACTAATGGGTCGGTGCAAACATTACAAGCAACAGCAGTTGCAGCATTAACATTAGATAAATGGTATTTAATAGATGTTCTTATAAGATTTCCGGCTGCTAATCCGGATTATGGTCGAATAAGAGTATATGTTAATCATTCTTTAGTAATGGATTATACAGATGCTAGTGGGGGTAGTTTAGATTCAGTTGGCTATCATGGTTCTAGTGAACTAGGTCAATGGACTCTTGCAGAAAATGATTGGTCTATAGACCTTGATGATTGGATTGGCGCTGATATTCCTAATAATGGTGGAGTAGAATCATTAGATAGTATGGATTGGCAAGTTGGTAGTCATGTAAGAGTAGTTAAAGTAATTTCAGTAAGTGCGCCTAATTGGGCTGGTGGAAGTGCTGAAACTTGTAATCAAGGATTTAATCCTGAGAATCAATTAAATTCACAATTTCTTAGCACTACAGCTTTAGCTACTATAGAAGCATTAGCTGATGTATCTGATATACAAAGTTATGCTGGTATAGTTATTGGACCTGTTGCAGCTTGTATTTCTGCTTATACTTATATAGGTTCGGGTGCTGTTGGTGGTAGAATTGGATATAAAATAACTGGTGGTGCTACAGTATGGGGTGCAATTATTGAAGGTATTACTCATACTTGGAGAAAAATTTTATACCGTCCCGCGGGATTACTTTCACCTACAAGTATTGCTCCTTTTAGTATATTAAAAGAAAAAGCTAATAATGCAATTAGTAATTCAGTAAATGCTTTAAGTGCAGTTGTTGAATATATTGGAACATGGGGACAAGAGGACGAACCTCTTTCATTAGACTTTTCAAATCAAAATAAGTATTTTCATAATGCTAGATATGCTAATACTGAATGGGGAACTGTTTTGGCTCCACCTACTGCACCATGTTATTCAGTTGGTGGAACATATGTAGGAACTGGAACTACTTTACATATTAATTTACCTGCTCCTGCGCATTTTGTTTGGATTCGTGGATTAACTGGAGCAGTTTTAGGTGTTAAATGTTTTGGTGCTAGTGTGGGCGCTCATTATGGTGCTTCGGAAAGAATTCCACCCAATTTTCTTACAAGAGTATGGGTTGATTCTACGGGTCAGGCTAAATTTAGTCTTACAGGAACTAATGCAGAAAATAATGCAGTTGGAGTTATATATCAATATATAGCATTCTGCGACCCTGGAATGAGATTTAACTATTGTGGAGCATATAATACTCGTCCAGTGGATACTGATATTAATATTCCTCTATTTGTTACTGATTTTCTAGCAGAATGTGGATTTATTCAAAGAGATAGAAGTATTTCAACTACTTCTACAGTTGAATTAACATATAAAGGTCCAGGAGATGCTGGCGTTACTGGACAACTTGTAGATGGAACTGCGAAGGCTAATTGGGGTGGATTTGCAGCAGGAATTCTTAATGTTCGTGCAAATAATATTTCTAATCAGCAAACTCAATATAATTTTAGTTTATGGAGAACAACTGACCCTGATTGTGGTAGTATAGCTTGCCAAATTACTTCTTATGTAGGAGATGGAGCAGCGGATAAAACTATAGCACTTCCATTAGCAACAGGTAAATATCCACTATTTGCGATAGTAATTCCTCATGGTGCTACTGGATATTTTCGTGACCCTTCTCATATAGGTTCTGCTAGTTCTAGTATAGTTGCATTAGGAGCTAGTAATACAGCTATTAAAGCTGGTGGAGTAGATTCAATTTCTGTAGGTATTACATTAAATGGTAATGGTGTCACTTATGAAGTATTTGTAATAATGGGAGATACTACAGGTTGGTTTAATGGAACTTACTATCTTCCTAATTGTATTGCAAAAGGTTTATGGACACCTTCAGTATTTAATCCTACTCAAGATTTTTCAGGAATTTATACATTAGTTCCTGGTAAATTAACTGATACTATGTATGATAAAATAGGTGGACAACTCAGTATTGATATGACAATACCAGACCCCTTATTTAAGACAGGATACATCGGTGGCTAAAAAAGGTGGAAGCGGAGAATATGAACATCATATCGTAGGTGTTCGTATGCGCGTAATAGGTATAGGTAACTTACAAATGAGTTTAACAGATTTGGATGATATCCAAACTGAAAATTTAGTTCCATTTCCTTTGACTTTAACTACTAGAATTGAACCCTTTAGATTGGCTAATTTTCAATCTCAACGAATTCGATTAGTGGGTAAAACTACTGAACTAGGAGAGAATTTTAAGATTCAACGAATTCTTATTTTTGCAAAACCTGTTGTTCAGGAATACCCGGCGTAATATGGCTGTTACACCTTTAGACAGACTAAAATCTCAACTATTATCTTCTGGAATACAACAGGAGAATATAGCACTATTTCAAATTATTAATCAACTTATTGATTATCTAAGGATTACTACTTTTAATATAAAAGCTATAAGTGGAAGTAGTGGTTCAGGTGGATTAGGTTCAACTTTCTTAACTAAAAATAAAGAAAGTGGATTACCTAGTTCTTTACAAGTATTAGCTGGTTCAGGAATTCAATTTAATGATACTCAAGGAAAAAGAGTTATAAGTGCAGCTATTCCTTTTGGTATAGATAGTAATGAACCCGGAGAAGAAGGTTTACCCGGAAATCCCGGTGGAATAGGACCGCGAGGATTACAGGGTATTCAAGGAATGATGGGAATTCCAGGATTAGACAGTGATTATAATGAATATGAAATTCCCTTATTAATACCCAATATGATAAATTTTACTTTTATATCGGGGGGTCTAACTTTATTTCCGGGGGGAATAGTTAGTAATAATTATTTTAAAAGCACTACATTTGTTCTTGGTGAATCTGTATCTACTTATGGTGCTAAAATAGCTCGTTTTAGTGCTGATGTTTCATATATTGGTATTCCAGGTTCAACAGTTACACAACGGTTTGCAATCATTAAAGCAGATGGCACATCTGTCATAGATATTTATGGTGATGCTTCTGTAGATTTTGCTGGAACTATTAAAGTAGCAGGACTTCCAACAGTAGCAGGAGCCGTTGGAACTCTTTGGGTTGATACTACTGGCGGATTAAACATTGTGAAAAGAGTATAATAAGGAGATAAGATAATGGCTAGGATTGCAAAGAGACTTAGTGGACCTGCTCAAGTTAGTAATGCTGCTGCAACTAAGTATACAGTTCCAGCACTTACTAAGACTATTATTCGACACATTCATATCCAAAATCCGTCTGGTGCTGCTGTAACATTTACATTATCTATTGGTGCAGATGCCGCAGCACTTAGACTATTTGATGCCTATAGTATTGCTGCGGGTGCAATTATTGACCATTTTTGTTACTATGTTATTGAAGTAGCAGAAATTGTTCAGGCACTCGCGGGAACTAATAATATTCTTACTCTCACTATTGATGGGGACGAAATCGTCCTAGGTTAATATGTTTGATATCTTCTTTGATAGATTAATGGGGTCTGAGGGTGGATATTCTAATGACCCTCATGACCCTGGTGGAGAAACTAATTGGGGTATCTCTAAAAGGTCATATCCCAATGTAGATATTAAAAATCTTACTAGAGAAGGTGCAAAAGTTATTTATAAAACAGATTTTTGGGATAAAATTAATGCGTCATCTTTACCGGATGGAATAATGTTTCAACTGTTTGATTTTGCTGTTAATTCGGGAATTGAAACTGCTATTAGATATATGCAACGTGCATTATGTGTAGCTGATGATGGACATTGGGGTCCAATTAGTATAGCTAAAGCACATGAAACTAGTGAATCTGATATGATTATGCGATTAAATGCTGAAAGGTTAGATTTTATGACTAGATTAAAAAACTGGCCTAATACTAGTAAAGGATGGGCAAGACGTATAGCTCAGAATTTAAGATATGGGGCTATAGATTCATGAATATACGTGCATTAGTTGAACAAGACATTGAAAAAATTAGGGAATTACATAAGAAATTCTATTCTGATTTAGAATTTCCTGACTTCTTTAATAAGTTTCTATGTAGTTTTGCTATAACTGATGAAAATGATGATATAATTGTAGCTGGTGGGGTTCAACCCGTTGGTGAAGTAATACTAGTTACTGACAAGGATAAGAGTCGAATCAAGATTGGTAAGGCTCTTAGAGAAGCATTGAGAGTTTCATTATTTACAGGTAGTAAATTTTATCTTGATGAGTTAGTTGCATTTGTAAAGAACGATGAATACGCGCGTCATCTTGTTAGACATGGCTTTTATCCCCGCAGTTCAGCTTTAGGATTAAAGGTGCCAAAATGGGAAAAGACAACAGTAGACAAACAGGACTAAGTAATACAGCGAATACTGCTGGTTCAGCGTATAATCGCTCATTAACTCCTAGTCCATTGGAGACTAAGTTTACTCCTAAAGCCACTGAAATGTGGAATAACTATAGTAATGGAGCGAATCAACAGACACAAGACTATAGTAATATCATGGGAGGATACCAAGATTTTACTAATAGACTTCTTGCTAAAGATGCAAATGGAAATATCATTGGACCTAAAACTTACGGTGCTTCATCCGTAAGTGTGAATCGTCCTGAAGAATTAACTAAAGCTTATGGATACTTAGATGAAGCTGCACCTGGGTATCGTAATTTCGCAGAAACGGGTGGATATTCACCTACTGATATTCAAGAATTAAGAGCGCGTGGTTCTGCTCCCATTACATCTGCATATAGTAATGCAGCGATGGAAATGAATCGTGCAAGAACATTAGGTGGTGCAGGTGGTTCACCTAATTATATTGCAGCTATGAGTAAGATGCAGAGAGAGTTACCGGGTCAATTAGCTACTGCTACAACTGGTGTAAATGCTAGTTTAGCTGATGCTATTAGACAAGGTAAACTTTCTGGATTAGCAGGTCTTACAGGTATTGGTGGAGAAATGGGTGGTTTGGCTAGTGCTGAATCAGGTAGACAGTTACAGGCTGGAATAGCTAATCAAGGTGCAGGATTACAAGCTGAGGGATTAAATCAGCAATCATTAAGAGATTGGAATGGTGCTCAATTATCTAGTTTAGGTGGTCAAGCTAGTCTATATGGAACTACTCCTGCTATGGCAGCTACATTTGGTAATCAGGCTCTTAATGCTTCGGGTCAGGAATTTGGTGCAGAAGAAGCTCGTAATAGATATGGATTAGGAGCACTTGGAACACAGATGAGTTCTTATGCTGCTATGCCTCAATCTAAACCTTGGTGGCAGCAAGCATTAGGAGCGGCTGGAAGTATTGTGCCTTATCTAGGTAAATTTCTTAAACCTGGCACTAATACTACTGACCCTAATAATCCTTATGCAACAACTCCTGAATATGGTCTTAATCCTAATGATACTGGTCAACGAACTTATGAAACTGGCATACCTGGTGTTACTGATTATACTAATAGTCCAGGTTATTACAATCAGCCTGGTGTTAATATCACTGAAGGTCAAGGAAGTAATTTCTGGAGTAAGTACGGAGAATAAGTATGCCTAACTTTCTTGAATCTATGAGATTGAAGAATCTATTTAGCACACCTGGTATCAATAATGGTATGCCTCCAGACTTGACTAATCCAGCTACATTGGATATGTCTGGAGTCTATGGAGGTGGTGCTAATCAAGGTGCAGCTAATCCTTCTGCGCCTATGACTACGCCTCCTTCTTCTATATCAGGAGAAGATGATATTGCAAGTCTAATGAAAAGTTTATACCATCCTTCATCTGATGCAGGTAATCAATTTCAGAGTTTAGTTAATCAATATCCTCAACGTGAAAATCCTAGTTGGTTACGTCGTATCGGTGCTATGCTTGTAGATTATACTAAAGGTCCAAAAGAAGGTCAAGAATTCATAGACCAACCATTTAATGAAAAACTTATGGATTGGAAGAATAAGATTGGACCCTCTCAACAGTCAGCTAATCTTGAAAGATATGATAATTCTAATGATAGAACTCAAGCCTATCAAACTGCTACTAATATATTGAAAGAACGAGCACAAACTTCAAAAGATAAGATGGATGAACGTAAAGCTACAATTTCAGAACATCGTGCTGCTGTTTCTCAGTGGAAAGCAGAACATCCCGGTTCAAAGTTCTTGATGCCTGCGGGTGGAAATATTACCGCAGTTGACCCAATTACTAATAAAACAACAACTCTTACTGATAGTCAAGGAAATCCCATTCCGACTGGTAGTTTAACTGAGATTGATAAAATTAATGCAAATCAAGAAAATGCTATGGCTAGAATTGGTGAGGGTGGTAAACAGGCTAGATTGAATGAAACAGATAGACAGGAGAATAGAGTAACTAATAATGAAACTAGAGGATGGGGCGACCCCACTATGATTACTGATAGGACTGGTAAACAAATTGCAGTTTCAATTAATAAAATTACAGGTGAAGTTAAAGAAGTTAAATTAGGAAATGAGAATATTGGACCTATTGTAAAACCTGGGGTCGATAAAAGTAAAACTGAAACATCTACACAAAAACGAGTAGGTGAATATGTTAAAGCAAGAGAATTAATGAATACTAGACCTGACCTTGCTGGATTCATTAAATTGAGTGGAACAAGTGATTTTAAGATTACTCCTCAATCTGATGTAAAAAGTTATTGGTCGGGTAAAGCAGAGGGACCAACAAAGGAACAAATTAAAGAAATTAATGATGCTATTTATGGTGGAGTTAGTCCAACTAATGAATCTGCTAATAAACCTATAACTAGACCTCAAACTAATACTAAGACTGGTGCAAAAAGAACTCTAATTTCTTATGATAAGGGTAAGACTTGGAGTGTGCAATAATGCCACAAAAACCTCCAAATGATTGGGTAGATGACCCTGTTTGGCAGGATGATACTCCACCTGATACAAAGTCCGGATTTAAAAAAGATTGGGATAAAATTAATACACCTATTACGACTAAACCATCTGAATGGGGTAAGTCTGTATCAGATGTTATTACTAATCCCACACTAGCTACATCCCCAACAGGTGAAGGTGGATTACGAGATTTTGCTGCAATTAATACTGCGAGGATGAAGGGATTTTATGGTGGTCTAGCAGAAGGTGTGGGTGACTTTGCTTCTGGAATGTCATCTCCATTAAATTTACTTACACTAGGATTGGGTGCAAGTGAATATACTGCTGGAAAATTAGGATTAACTCAAATTGCTAAACTTCTAAATTATGGAACTAAAGCTGCATCCGCTCCTATGGTTATTCATGGTAGCGCACAAGCATTAAATCCTGAATCTACATTATCCGAAAGAGCTATGGGTCTAATAGAGGCTGGTGGTGGTGGAGTTGGAGTATTACATAAACCTCCTTCTGCTATGCAACCACGTCCCAAATTAATTCCTAAATCACGTAGATTGACTGTAGATGCAGGTCCACCTAATTATTCTAATAGATTTGTAGGGGGTCCAGAAGGAACTATTATTGATTTACGTCCCTCAGAATTTTCAGCGGAAGGGGTTAATCCTACATTTGATGCAGGTATGAAACAGGGTCTAGCGCCTACACAATCGACCCAGGTTCAACCGGGCGACTCAATACGACCTCCAGTGAACCCCGGTCTATCGAACGCTCTACGAGGCGAACTGAAAACGGAGCCACAAACTACTGAGAATATACTTCGTAATAAATCAGTAGATACAACATTAAATACTGTAGAAGGGGTTCAGGCTGCATATAACTCTGGTAAAATTAGTCAACAAGTAGCTATTGGATTTTTACAAGACTTGAATGCTAAGGAACTTGCTGCTAGAAAAACTTCTAAACCTACAAAGAGTGTTAAACCTACTGAGATTGGTGAACCCATTATTCCAAAGGCAGAAATTCCAACTATAAAAGCATCAACTTATATCTTTGAAAAAGAAGATGTTACACCTGATTTTGTTGCAAAAGCTCGCGCTCAAGGATATGAATTTCAGGGATTAAACGATAAGGGTGATTATAGATTCTCTAAGATTCCGGGTGAAATGGAATCTACTGCTCCTACTTCACCTATTGAATCTAAACCTATTATACCTGAATCTATTACACCAGTAGTTGAACCTACTCCACTTGAAGTTGGACCAGGACCAGCACAAGATACATTAATAGGTCGAGATATTAATAAACCAACTTCATTCGCAGAATCAGTATTACCAAGTGAACCCTTTCCATCAAATCAGACTACAAGAATTGGAACTTCTGAAGTATTAGACTTAATGCGAGCAGGTGAATTAAAGAATGTTGCTGACTTACAAAAACGGCTTGGAGTTAGTTTCAATCAAACTAAGGTTATTTGGTATGAAGCTAAAGAACAACTTAGAGCTGAGAGAGCTGCATCTACTACTTCTCCAGAACTTCCAATTAAACAACCTGGGGTTCAACCTATTAAAAATCCCACACCTATACCTCCATCTGTTAAAACTCCAGTAACTCCACCAGTCGAAACATCAGGTATGGTAGTTATTCCTAAAGCGAAAATTACTCCAGAATTTATTCGTAATGCTCGTGCACAAGGATATGAATTTGATTCATTAACTGAAACTGGAGATTACAAATTTAGAGAAGCTCCTCCAGTTTTTGAAACACCCCCTGAACCTGTAGTATCTAAACCTATAGTATCTAAGGCAACTAGAACAGGAATTCCTGTTACTGAAACTGGTAATGCTGACCTTGATGGAATGGTTGCTAATTTACGAGCTATGCGAAGAAGGAAGGGAATTAATCAATATAATGAATTAGAAGCTATGACCTATAGAGGTCTATTGGAAAGTATTAAAAATCATCCTGATTTACCCCCCTCAATGAAAGCTATGTGGGATGAGGTTACTTCTCCACCTGAAACTAAAATTTCACCCACAAATCCAAACGGTGAACTTAGAATTCCTAGTCCTGAAGAACTTGCAACAACTGATGCTCCTAAAACTCCAACTAGAGTTGCACCCAAGACAGCAGCTCAGGGATGGCGTGATAGAGTAGCTGAATTAGATGCACAGAATACTCCAGATTCAGCATATAGAGAAATTCTATCTACTGGTTCAAAAGAATTAAAATCAGGTGATACATGGCGTGATAAGGTTTTAAGATTTGCTGAATTAGCAGAAAAGAAACAAGCCGAAGCTGCTAAACCTACTGGATTTGGTAGTCGATTCAAAGGTGAAAAAGGTGAACTAAATATTGACCTTGGAAAGAAAAGAAATATTTCGGTTACATCAGCAGAAGCTACAACTGAAAATGTAAAGAAACTATATGATGAGGGATATAGATTTCAAGGTTCAGATGAAAATGGAAACATGAGATTCCAATTAGGAGAAACCAAAGGAAAAGCTCCAATTCTTGAAGAAGATGTTTCTCCTTTAGATACAACTAAGAAACCAGAAGAAAAGATAGGAGTAGTCAGACAGATTTACGACCTATCACGCGGAATAATGTCAGTAGACCCTCCATTTGTTACATCTGCTGCATTTAGACAGGCTCAACCTTGGGTGGGTCATAAGAATTGGTTTAAAGCATGGAAAACTGCTGCTGATTCATTTAGTGATAAGGCATGGTTTGAAGCTCGACAAAAACAAATTCTTGAAAGTCCATTGTTTAAACCTCGACTTTCAAATGAGGGTAAGATTCAGAAATCATTTGCTGATGAAATTGGAATGCGAATGATTGATTTAAAAAATGTTAACAGTTCTCGAATGGAAGGGGTTAGAACACAACTAGCAGAAAGAATTCCTGTTTATGGTAAATACATATCTGCAAGTAATAGAGCCTTCGCGGGATTCTTGAATGATTTAAAATACTCTCAACTTGAAGCTTTTGTTAAAGATGGTAAGGCTCTTGCTAAAGCTCATAATGACCCAACATTAGATTTAACTAGAAATATTCCGCTTGCTAGGGAATTTGCAGAATTTCTAAATGACACTACAGGTTCGGGAACTCTAAAGACTGGATTTGGTAGTCATCAATATAGTGTGGAAATGCACGCGCGAGGATTAGCTGACTTATTCTTTAGTCCTAGATTAATGGCATCTAGGGTTAGGATGTTAAATCCTTCTACTTATATTATGGCTTCTCCGCAGGTTAGAAAGCAGTATACTTATGCGATGTTAAGGAGTATTGGAGCTTGGTGGGGTATAGCTCAATTAGGTCAGATGGCAGGAGGAACAGTAGTTACTGACCCTAATAATCCAGATTTTGGAAAAATTAAGATTGGAGATACAAGATTAGACCCCGGTGCAGGATTCCAACAGTTTATTGTATTAGGTAGTCGTATTAGACCAGATTGGGCGCGTCTACCTATTGAACCTACAAATACTGGTTTTGCACCTTTAGACCTAGCTACCGGATTATTGGGAACAGGTGGGGGTAAGTATTCTTCTTCAATATCTGGAATGTCTAGAAATTATGGAGAAGGATATAATCCACCAACTCGTATGTCTGCTATAGGAGATTTCTTATCTTATAAGATTCATCCTACAGCTAAACTATTCTTTGACATTGGTGCGGCTAGTGAACGACAACCTGTTTATCTTTTGGATAGAATCATGGGAATGTATGTCCCCATGATGACAGGTGATATAGTTCAATTGAGTGAAGAACATCCTGAATTAATTCCACTAGTTATTCCATTTTCAGGAGTAGGTGGAGGTTCACAGACATATACAGGAGCCGCGATTAAACCGATATTTACCCCCAAATTGGGATTAAATAAATATGATATTAAATTTGGGGGTAAGGAAGAATAGTTAATATCCATCAGGAGTTTCGATATTAGTTATTACTCCTTTTTTCATAGGAAGTAATCTAATTTTTCTATCCCTACGGTCACTCATCCAGAGGACCATTATAACAACAAGGTCTATCTCTGTGTCCTCGACTGACTCATTCTTTGGAAACTTACCATTATTCTCTAAGTTTGCGAGTCTATACAGTTTTTCTCCTATTCTACCCGCAAATCCAGCATCACGAGAATCCTCAAATAATTTACTAAGTTCCCCCGCGAAATGATAATTCCCATAGGGATTATCTTCGGAGGCATAGTCATGGGCCTTCTTATCATGTAATTCAGACGCCCTACCTAACAATTCGTGAAATGTGTTATTCATTGCTTCCTCTGCTTTCCACTCATAAACACTTTAAGTTCTTCTACTTGGTCATTTGGCATAGTATAGACTATTTGATTACCTATGTTATTAGTCTTAATCATTCCTGCTGCATCGAAGGATTGCATAATTTCATCAAATTCTTGAGGATTAGAATAGTGTTGCCACATCTTCTTCATCATCACTATTCTAGTAATTTGATGATTATCTCGATTCAATAGTTCCATAATAATCATTGTTTTTAATAGGGCAGACTCACTAATACCCTGCTTACCCATAGTAGTTTTACGAACATTCCCAAGTAGTTTCTCGCATTCAACTATAGCGTCTGTCATAGCTTCTGGAGTGAGAACTAATTTCGGTTCATGCGCGAGGGATAATAACATAGCTACCTTCAATACACTATCCCCAAACCTATTAAGTGTTCCAGTCTCATCCTTCTCAGATGTTTTCATTAACTCTTTAAAGTTCTCATACCAGTCATCATATATACTTCCTGCTTCATTGAAGTATATATCTCTACCATGTTTAACCTTACGATATTTATATTCATCTGATTTATCTATTTGTGCAATGGCATGAAATTCACCCACCAATTTCGCAACTTCTTTAAGATAATGTGATGAGGCAATATAGTTAGGAGGATGAGAAAGAGGATATATAAGACTGTTACTAACCTTTGATTCTTTTTCATAAACAATAAAAGTTCTTGCAAAATATCCTCCTTGAATTGCTGACCTAGTAAAGAAATCCTCACTCATGGCTTCATTAGTTGCAGTAAGCATGGTAACAGTGGGATTCTTTAATTCAAATGATTCCATCTTCAATAGAGATTTCCATTCACCTACGTTATATTGTCTATCATATAGGTCAGTTAGAATTTTAGTCGCTACCTTATCATCTACTATACTACTACTCAGTTCAGAAGAACATATGAATGCTACAGACTTTAATATTACCTTTCCTCCCGGTGCTGTAACTGCTGTTCCCATCTCTTTGAGAATACCTTGAATAGATGAACGACCAGATATAATACGAGTGTTGTTTACAGCTTGAACTAACTGTCGGGCCATCGAGATTGGAGGGCCCTTCTTTAGTCCAGACTCAGCATGTAACATTACATATATGTTTGGATATAAATTGTATATCTGTCTATTTAGCCATACCTGGTCTTTAAGCACAGCAGAAATTGCTGCGATTGCAGACCATCTCCAAAAACTTACCGGACTTTCTAATTCCTCGTGCTGCTTTATGATTTCTGTTAGAAAGTCCATTATTCATTCTCAAGAAGATACTGAGCCGCTTTATGAAGCAATAGAATATTATCTTCAAAATGACCTAATCCTTTATTACATCTACCACATAATAATCCCCTAACTTTATGAGTTATATGATTATGGTCAACATCCAACTTCTCTGATAGTTCATCACAAATTGCACATTTACCACCTTGTTGGGCATACATTATCTCATATGATTGAATTGTTAAATTATATTTTTTAAGTTTATCTTCTCTATTCTTTTTCTTAGTATTTCTAAATTTAAAATAAGTAGAAAAACATAGTTTACAGTAAGGTTGTAATCCATGAGTATATCTATTATTGTTATAGAAATTATCTAATGACTTAAATTCATGACACCAATGACATTCCTTTTTTTGAATACCATCTATAATTTGAATAGGTAAAGGTTGAGTTCCTCTCATAGCTACTCCTTAATTATAGGAAGTTCATTTGAGTCTACGATTTCACTGAGATGGTTAATAACTTTGATTAGTATTTCATTTTTAGGATTTATGTACTCATTTTCAAAGTATTTATATAGCGCGAAGACTTCCTCTGGAGTAAAATGATAGTAAAGAACCTTAATCATTTCTTCACCATGAACTGTTCAGTTATAGACTTAAGTGATGGAATCTCAATTGGTTCATATACAGTAGGTAATTTGAACTTCTTCAAATCCATATAGTTCATTCCACATTCTATCTCACAAGGAATACTGAGTTTATGTCTTTTGAGGGTGCATTGAGAAAAATCTATTTCTCGTTCCATTTCCTCCTTTATAATAGGAATCCATTCGACTTGCTTTACAATTGGTATACAGAATAAGAGAGCATCATGTGATTCCATGACTATCTTGATACCGGGAATTCTTTCTCTTATACGAATTGCAGCATTCTTAGTGTTATCAGATACAGCACGTTGAGGTATATAAGAGAATCCTTGTCTAAATAGTTCTTCTCCAAACCTCTCAAAGAATGTTCGCTTACCCCCCATAGGTGCATCTACACCATAAGGTAAAGGAGCTATTAACTGTCGATTCTTTTTAAGTGCTTCGATAACTCCTGTTTGAAATACCTGTTGAACCTTCGGGGATTTTGCGTGGAATATTTTGAGTGCTCCCTCTGCAATCGCTTCCGAAATCGTAATAGGTATCTTATATTTCCTTGCTTGCGTATTGAGTTCAATAGATGCCCTACGCTTTCCTGCGCCAAGGTGTCCTGCATGTCTAAGAGTTTTGCCAGCGAATCTAATAGGATGCTCATAACCAAGTATCTTTTTAGAATAATCAGATTCAGAACCACCGAAAAACCAAGAAGCAGTAAGAGCGTGTATGTCATGTTCATCATACATCCTTAATGTATCTTCATCATCAGCCAATAATGCTACAACTCTGGCTTCTGCTTGTGAACTATCTGCTTGAACGAATATCTCATCTATTTCATCAGGAATATACATTCCGCGTATATCAGCACCAATGTCACCATGTTTAGTCATAGTCTGAAATGCGGTGCCTAATACTTTCTGTTTCTTTTTACCATTCTCATCTATTACTTCTACTTGAGGTCTAATTGGAGGGTCTTGTTGGCCTGTGGATGTTCTGCCAGTATCCAAACAGGGGAAGTAGGTAGTTCGCATTCTTCCATCATAGTCAGGGAGGGCCATGAGGTATGTAGAGATACTCTTTCTAACCCGTCTACCTTCAAGTATAAGCTCACATATTTTCCGGTGTTCTGGTTTTTTAATAGCAGAGGGACTATTGAGTAAGGCTGTGATATCTTCTTCTCCAGTGGTGTCCTTACGAGGTAACTTGAGGTTATCCCAAAGTAAGACAGCAACTTGCGTGGGAGAATTGACATTAACTTCTGCCCCAATGAGCTTAAATAACTCATATCTAACCCTTTCATCCCATTCAACATATTTTCTTAACAGTCTATCACGTTCATTTGTATCAACTTTAAATCCTTGATTTTCAATACTCCAATATACATCAGGTAACTTCATTAAGAAATTTTCATAGAATGGACGCATACCTAATTCATCTAGGTCTGAATCCATATTTTCATCTACTTCGAGTGTTACACAACTGTCACGGGCGCATCCTGTAAGTAGGTCAGTAATACTGCCTTGATACATACCTTCATCTTTATAGAAGGGTTCTTCTGTATATAACGAAGTGTTAAAGGCGAGTCCTTTGGGAAGTTCAGGATTAATCGCGTGGGCCTTGAGCATTGTGTCTGATGCAAGATGTTCGATAATAAATCCAAGTCGTTTGATTTTATCTCTATCGTAGTTGAAGTTTTGTCCAATAATTTCTTTTTCATATAGCATCTCTGCAAGAATAATCCAACATTGAACTAAATCACTATCTGGAATAGTAGAGATTCCATCGCAATTCCATAATGGAACTGTCATACCATGATGTTTATTTAGAGACAATCCAATACATACAGGGATACAAGTTCCGTTGGCTTCTATGTCTACAGCCATACGAACTTTATCCTTGTATCTATCGCGAAATTCAGCTAATTGTGCTGAGTTTCGACATATCTCTAAAGTCCGCGAGGGTAAAACAAATTCAGGGAATTTACTTTGAGCAAGTGCGCGTTTAAAGTCAAATATCATTATCTGACGATTCCAATACCCCTTGAATTCCGCCCCTGGTGTTTGATGTAGTAAATGTGCAGGATTATATGTAGGAATAAACTTAACCCCCATACCATGCATAATACTACCACGATAATGTCCAATTTTGGTCTTACCAGACAAAGCCCACAAAGCAGTCCCACCAAGAGCCAAGATACAATGTGGCTTAATTTCATTAATTTCATTCTGTAGTTCATGTAATTGAATCTCCATGTCTATACCAGCATTTCTAGCTCGAATTGCGAATGGTATTTTCTTACCATAGGTATTAAGAGGGACTTCAAATTTACTTACATTTGATAACCAACAATTTGAACGAAATATACCAGCATCAGTTAATAGATGGTCTAATTCTCTACCAGATGAGCCTATGAAAGGTTTGCCTGCAATAGTTTCTTGAGAATTTGGGCATTCTCCCAGTATCATAAGCTTCGCGCCTACGCTACCAGTTCCGGGCACATATTTCTTTTCACTCATTTTGTTTTCTTATGTGTTAAATCATAAACAATACTACCAATCATAGCTCCGCCAATAAGCATTACTATAAACGCAATAACACCAATAGTTTCACTCATTTTATCTTTCTCAGAGCTTCTTGACGTGACTCACATTTCAGTATCTTATCATTCGCATGGATTTCTTTAGCTAGTCGTAAGTTTTCACTTACTAATCCCGTTGAAACTCCAAAGTCTCTAGCTGTTTGTGATACTGTCCATCCTTTAACTTTATGAAGCATGGTTAAGTGATAGATTTCCATTACTGTAACTTTTTCATGCCAAGTTTTACAGTTTTCATACTTCTGTTTGAAGTTCATCTTGAATAATCCTTATACGAATAGCACGAAATCCCTTACCTTCAACTTCAACAGGAGTAAATTCAACTTTCATTCCATTACGAAGTTCAGTGAACTTCAATGTGTCTTGCACCAGACTAGTCCAATGAAAAAAAATACGAGTAAACTTGATATCCTTAGATGAGATGAATCCCCATCCAGTATCAGAAACTTTAATGATTTTACCAGTTGCGCGGATTTCATCAGTTGATTCAGACATATTAGTTCCTTTACGTGCTTCGGCAATCATTGTCATGCCTTGTCGATATTCATAATCTTCTAATTGGTCGGCAGCATCGCCCATATATTGAACCTTTTTCTGTATAGATTTGTTCAAGTATTTCAAATTGTCTGTCTGTTAAATTCATTTGACGTTCCCATTGGTCTGTAATAGACTCAACGAAACTTTCTTCCCACTTAGTTAATTTCTTGTTAGGAATTTCTAAATCTTGTAACATAGTTGGAACTTGTTTAGCTTGGTTGGGGTCCATATTAGTCCTCATCCTCTATGTGGCTACAAATTAGAATAGTTAAGTCACCCAGATAATCAATTCCATCTACTATTGCATTTACATTAATCTTAAAATCTTCTCCAATTTCATTCATTGGGTCTAATTGTTGATAACGAGTAATGACCTCCATATCAGGTGAATAGATTTTCTCATATTCTTTGAGTTGTCGGATGAGTTCTTTTAGTTTCATTTCTTTACTTTCTTAGTTGTTGGAACAGCCAATGCAATTTCTGATTTAGGTTGCAATAGTTCTAATGTGATAAGAAAGGTATTTACACATTGTAAATCTCCTTTAGAAATTGGAGGTATAACAAAACTTTTAGTGTTTTCAGGATGTTCAATTACAGCAGCAACTCTACTACCTGTAAGTTGTGCTATGAATGTTCGTTTCAATTGTTCTGGACAGTAAATCATAATAATTCTCCGAAAAGGCGGGGGTTCATTCAGTATATACGGTTCTCAGTTTTTAGTTTCTGAGGAACTAAGTCGAATGAACCCCCTGTCATCAGAATAACTTTCTGGCCTCTTTTGGGCACATTACAGTGTCCCCATGTTCCTATATTACCGGCGAGATAATATAGAATACACCGATACTTTTCAGGTTATTCTAATGGGTCTTATTCAACTACATCTAGTCTATCGTCCTCATCATCATCATCATCAATTTCAGACTCATCAAGAGTCTCATCGGACTTAGATTCTGCATCCATATCCACTACTTCTTCTGATTCTTTTGGTTCCTCAGACTTGGGAACTTCTCTGTCTTTCTGGTCCATGTTAATTCTCCTTCTTATTCTATATTTTCTTACTACTTGTGATAACCTTCGGTTCTAACTAATCCCTTAGTAAACCACATAGCAGCTTCTTCAATCTTTGTAATAGCCAAAGCTCTTTCTCGACTATTAGGAATTGACTCCATTAACTTACAAACATCTGTAAGTTTCATTCGGAGGTCATCATTAATTTCTTTCCCTAAATCATTTAAGGGAAGAAATGCAAATCGTTCATCCATATTGTTACTCCATCTAAAGATTGCTGGCTCGGCACCGCTTCGCCCTGTCCTGCCGATGGTTTGTTATGGACACCAGCAATGTGAATTAGTTAGCTAACAGTGATAGCAGTTACATCAGCCTTGGGCTGACGATACTTGTGATTGCAACGATTTACCAGACGATTCTGGTAAGTATCGTTTTCGACAAACACATCGACTTCGCGACCTTCGGCTGATTTAAGGTCAAATCGAGTCCCTGACTTGACATCAACTCCAAAGCTCTGCAAGAAACCAACAGCGAATCCAATAGCTTTGGAATTGAAATTCCAATCAATCGGAACTCCTGTGAATTCTGTATCCCCGGTATCACCATTGAACTTAATAGTAGCTTCAACAGGATAGTTAGTGGATGGCCCCTTCTCAGACTGTTTCGCGGGGGCTTCACCAATAGCGTCAATCTTGACCCTATACCACGCGGGAGTGACAATCTTACCGCGCATCAGGTCACGTTCACTAAACTGGATAACTGGCATGGTATTCTCCTACTTTGGTTGAAATTGTCCGGTTGTTGGTGGTAGAGTAGTTTGTATAGTTGGTTGTGTTGGTATCCTTTCGATTGGCTTTTCAGCCTTTAGTCGGTCTATTGCCGGTAGTATGTATTTGTCATACAGCGGCTCATTATTGAACATGATTTGTTGAGGTAGTGGTAACGATGTTCTAGCATAATCATTACCTGTATGAACCGTCATTAATCCATATTGTCCCTCCTTGTCTGCCTCGAAGTTTGGAACGATATTGAAGTGGTAAACCTCTGTCATATAAGCAGCAATTTTAGCAGAGATTTTTTCCGCTCCAGTTACGATGATACGAGAGTGATGAGTTAATTTGTTTGCATCATTATCCTTACGAGCGCCAAGGATATGAGCGATAAGAATCACATGAACATTGTGAAACTTATGGATATCTTTCAGTAATGCAATCATTTCCTGAAAAGCTGCGGACTCAGCATTGAATTCTTCAAATCCAGATACAGGAATATTTCCTATCTTTTTTCCTGTATTATCTTGTCCTTTAGCCTTTCTAACCTGTCGAGTCATAGCATCACCAATAGATGTTACTGAATCGACAATGATTGTCTTGTAAGGACAATTAACTTGCATCTTTTCTAGTTGAGCGCGTGGCTTATCCCAATCGGTGTAATCCTCAAATTGAATATCTTTGAAGGATACACCCCAACGCTTTGCAGGTAATACTAAGGCTTCCATCTTTTGGTCTGTAGATATCCAAAAGTGAGGAGTTGGATAAGACAAGGCACATGTAGACTTACGAGTTCCTGGCTCACCTTTAAACATTGAAAACAATGCTTCTAGTTTCACATCGCTAAGTGTTGGCATTAGTGTCCTCTTTAATTAAGTAAGGTGTTAACGTCTCTTTACTTACTTTGTCATAGAGCCAAGGATTACTCATTGATTTCAGCCTTAGTCTTAATTCCATCCAAGAACTCTGTAATCGCTTCCACATCTATGTTTCTCCTTTTTTTAGTGCATTCCCCACAATGAGGAAATGTCATAGGTTTACCGCTAGATTGACTCATAACTTGTTTACCAATAATCATTGGCTCATTACAACGATTACATTCACATAGTTTCCCTTCCGCGAGGGTAATAGGAACGTAATGTGAACAAGCTGGTTTCATACACTTATATACAAAGTATGGAGGATTGCCAAACGAGGCAATATTGAACTTTTTATATCGGTGTATATGATTGGCTGAATTTTTACTAGACATATTAACTCTCTTTAATGTCTACTTCAAAACAAATTGTAGGTAGCCATCCTATATCTTCGTTGCCACCTACGAGGTAAAGTGATATATTTCTAGTCTCTCCTGTAATTAGGTTCATAATAGACGCTCTACTCTCATAACCTAATACTTCATACTTGGTTCCGAGAGGAACATGTCTACCTATGATTTCCCAATCAGGTCTATCTGGAAATGTATGTCTTACCAGTTGGATTATCATTTGTTTTTAATCCTTATTTCAATTACAATATCATTGTTATTGGTTTGATATTGTTTAACTTCAACTTTTGGAAGTTTAGCTTCAACTTCCTTTTGATATCTTTTATTTAATTCGTTAAGCATCTCTTTCTTGGCTTCGACAAAATAAGCATATCTAGCACCCTGTTTATATGCTTTAGCAATATGCTTATCAATGTATGAAAGGCAATTCTCAATATAGGGAGTTGCCATTTCATTGATATCGAATTGTGTTCCATTAGAAGATTGCCATTTTATGTTATTCATCCTTTTCGTTCACAGGATTCCATTGTGGTCCAACGATGAAGTTAAGTTTCAATTCTTCTTCACGCATTCCAGGGTCAGATTCACATACTTTCGTGAATGGACAGTTACCATACTTTCCCTCGCATTGTCCGAATTGCGGGGGATAGTGTCCTACCTCTGCATACATTAGGAGTAACTTTGCATAAAATGGGAGTGTTTCACTCTGCCATTCGAGAAGCCTAGCTGCACTATATGAGATTGGAGGTCGAAGGAATTTCTCAGCAGGTTTGAGAGTTTTTTGAAAACCAATCTTATTAATGAAGATATTACGTGTCCTCATTATTAAGCATTGGCCGATGAATTGATTATTGAGAGATAGAGTCTCTCTCCGTTGTTTCATCGTTTTGTGGTCAACTGGATAGATACCTTGATTAGTATCTACAACCCAATCCAGCTTAGCTTTCCACATTACACGAATATCATCATCTTCGTATAATACTTCACCTTTAACTACTTCTACTTCTAATGGAACCCATGAATCATTAGCGTAGAACTTAGCATACTCATCACAAGTATCTAATACAAACTGCCAACCTGTTTTGTATTCAACTGAATCCTTGGGGGTATTAAATACTCCAGGGTATTCATTGATTGGATGTCCACATACAGGTTTTAACTGTTCAGGTGTAGATACGAAGTTCGTGCAACCTTTACAACCTTGAATGTATAATTCTGCGGCTGTAATTCCAAATCCAAATGCTTGCTCGCGTTTCATTCTCTGGATTATAGAACCATAATACACTTCAAGAAACTTGTGCATAATGGACCCACATTCAAGAGAATTAGATTTACCCTGTAGAGACTGAAAGTTATGGTTAAATCTAAAGTCCGCGAGGCGTGGACAGTTCATCAGAGATGTTAAGACAGTAGCATCTAAGATGACATTCTTCTTTTGTGGAGTTATATCCACAATTTCATTTATGTCAGTCATTTTCATTCACCTTATTCTGATTACAATTAGCTAATAGTTCTGTTTCATTAAACGCTTGAGCAGTTTTAATTCTATCCATAACTTCACGTTTAGCTAATCTAATTCGATTAGCACGCTTCTTCTGAGCACGCTTACGAATGTCACGCGACCTATTTCTGGACTTAGGCATTATTCTATTCCTTATTGTGACTGTTAATCGCGAGGGTCAGGGTTATGTGCGATATCCATCAATCTACTATCAATTCTACCAGATGATGGAACATCAGCTTGGTGAGTGTCATCAGCTTGAATTTTTGATTCAAAGAATGTAGCATCAGGTCCACAACTGTCTTTGAGTTGTTTAGTTACAGGATTAACTGTATCATTACGTTCATCATTACAAAATCTACAAAGAGACATTGTAGTTAATCCATTTACATAGTCTATTCCTTTATATGGAACAGGACGAATACAAACATTGTTACCGGACCCACCAACATACTTACAGTCTTTACAGAGTTTCATCAGTTTTCTCCTCTTTCATATTGTGGCAATCAGCCGCGAGTTTCAGAAATAGTGTTTCCATATCGCTTATTTTAACCTTCTCTTTTTCCATCATAACAATACCCTGATTAATCATGGCTATTGCTGTGACAATATCATAGGGAAGATGGGCCCTTTGACAAATATCTACAAGGTCCATACCTCTCATAATCAAGAGTGCTTCTACGACTGTGTTTAGGTCTTTCTTGTTATCATTCATTTTAGTTTTCCTTTACCATTTGATGCTAGAGTCATCCTTTCAAAAGAGTGTTATCCAAGTATTCTACGATATCCTTTGCGAACTTCAATGTGGTATTATGTGTATTCTTAATGATTCTGATTTTCAGAATCTTGAGACTCATACTCTGGTCCACTGGTAGAGATGCGTAACGATGGAGTTTCTCTACATCACGTAAGATTCTGATATCTTCATCAGTGATTTCTACTTCCGAAATATGATTGAAGAATGTAATAGGTTCGATAGGCACAGTCAGATTGCGTGGGGTCAAGTCAATTCTAGTCATTTTCTTAGCATCCTTATTCATAGTGAACCATTTAGAACTACACTCATTACAACAATGCCACGTTCGGTCATGGGTATAGGTGTCAGGATAACTTCGATATCCTGCTTTGACATTACACACAACACACATAGTTAGTTCCTCATTTCTGCGAGTTTAGTGATGTTAGTCTGACTGACTTTACCCTGTTTATTACGCTTCTCTTGATGCTTTGCGATAATTCTCTGTGCAACTAACTTACCAATATTGCCTTCATCCCATTTAGGCATTTCACCTTTATTCATTACGACATGAAACTGTTTACGCTTATCTTCGATAGTCATATCCAAGTGTTCATCAACTGTTCCTTCGGCTTCTGGAACTATGATGTTAATTACACTTGATAATTGTCCAATTCGACGGAATCGACCCGGTGTAGCTTGGTCCTCATTCTGTGGATTCCACTGTCTCTCATGTAGGATACTATCTGCACAAGTTTGAAGGTCAATACCTTCTCCACATGCTAATGTAGATGCTACCATTACTGCTCTGGGTGACTTATTGAAATCCTCTTGAATCTGATATCCTTCGGGTTTACCAGTATATTCTGATGTATACTGGAGAACTGGAATACCTTCATCAATTAGTGTCTGAGCTAATTGATACCAGTCGGGATTAGATGCTTTGTCAGTATTCCTCAGAGCTTGAACCATCAATTGTCCAACATCCTTATGATGAACGAATATGACGATTTTCTTCTCAGTTTCTTCAATGAATTCTTCGATGTATCCGAGTGTAGCTGGAATCTTCGCGAGTCCAACAATATGCCTCATCTTAGACATTTTCGCTATAACTTGGATTCCACTTACAGCATCTTCATTTCCATCTTTTTCGTCAACGGCTTCATTATACCATTTAACGAAATCAGATACAGAGTCATCATATGTATCTTGGGAGAGATTATCAAGTTGAACATTCAATTTCGTTCTATTGACATCTGGAAATTCATCCATTACTTCATTGTATTCTCTACGAATGAGAATAGATGATGTAAATTCTCTGAATTTCTCTGGTCTGCGGATTCCACCCATCTTCTTCTTATTACCCTGCCAGTAATACTCTACCCACGTATCAAGAAATGCTTGATTAGAATAGAATTTAACAGGGTCCATCATGTTTAGAACTGGGAAGAATTCACTCCCTCTATTTTTCCATGGTGTGCCCGATAGAGGAATAACTTTACAACCATTGTTGTTGACCAGTTTCCGAACTTCTTGAGTCCGAGCAGAATCAACATTCTTAATCTGTTGACATTCATCGAGAATCACCAATTTAATGTTAAGTTTCTCAAGTTTCTCTCTTGGGAATCTACGAAGCAAGTCATATGGAATGATGTAGCATTTCAGATTAGGCATTACGAAATCTTTCGAGGTCGTAATAATCTGTGCAAGGAAATCAGGTCCAAGCCATCTAATGAGCTGTTTGAACCACTGGAATTTGATAGCTGATTTAGTGACAATGAGAGTTGGCGTATAGTCCTTCGCGTGGAATCTAAGTAGTGCGAGTGCTTCAACAGTCTTACCTAATCCCATATCATCGAAGAATCCAAATCCCTTCTGCATAGCTAATGCTATTTCAGCAGCTTGCGCACCAGCTACTTGAAAATTGAATAGTTTATATTCATTACAGAGTGAACATTGATTCTTGACCCATACATGCTTGCAAGTCTTAATTTCAGGTTTCCAATCATTGGATACCATTGTCTCGTAGGATGTCTTACGAGGTAATACCTTCTTAATGATATGGAAACATTCGAGGGTAATCAACTTAATTGTATTACCTTCTTTGTCTACAGTTTCAATTGAGAACTTCTCTTTCGCTACCTTACCACAATCAGGACACTTCTCTTGTAATCTAGTGACATTGAACTTGGGAGTTCTAATGACATTAACTACTTCTTTGACTTCTACTGTCATCTCAACAGTAGCGCCAGAACGAATAGCATCCAGAACATGCTCAGGAATATTAAGATGTGAGCAAGGCTGAGTATTATCACAACCTATCTCCCTAGCTTTAGCTTCCCATATATCATCGTGTCCATGACCCGGACAAAGCGCGTGGGCCACTTCATGTTTAATTGTGCAGACTACTTCATCGTATGGATGAATGTCAATATGGAATGCGTTTAGGATAATAGTCTTATCTTTATAGACACATAATCCCAAGAATGGTTGGTCTGGATTAGTCGTAATCTTGACATGCCAATCAGATAGATTATGACTATCTAACTCAGTTTGGCAAAATTTAGATGCACTATTTCTGTCCATTAGATTCTCTCATTCATTACAGTTAATAATAGTAAAGTCTGGTGCCTCTGATTGGAGTCGAACCAATACTTTATCGATTTTAAGTCGATTTTCTCTGCCAGTTGGAATACAGAGGCTATATTTCATTAGTCTATCACCAGTTTGATATCGATGATTTCAGCGTTGGGATAGTGATTTTCTACTATCTTTTGAGCTTCATCTAATCCTGATGATTGACACTCAAAATAAAAGAAGCCTTTTATTTCTTCAAACAATAAAGCATGATATTTCATAGTAGGAATTTCTTTCTCTGTGCAGATTTCACAGTGACAATAGTTCATATTAGTTCTCCACAACTATGGATGTGATTTCGTCCATGAATAGTGAAGTATGGTCATAAAACTTTTCAGTTTCAATACCATTTTCACCAAGATATTCTTCAAATCTATCATTCTGAACAGATATGGTATTTAGACAAATCGGTCCATGATGAATTTCAGTCACATTCTCCATCTTGTAGGATACACCAGTCTTGAGATTCACAGTCAATTTCATAATAGTTTCCAATCAGTTAATGATAGTTATTGAGACTTCGCATCTTTAATGCTGCTACGCAACAGATTAGCTGCGACAGCGACAGTAATTCCCTTTTGAACTACTAACATCTGAAGTGTAAATTCTGACACTCCAAGTTCAGCAGCATACTTTCGAAGTTCGATTTTGTCAATCTTCTTAGAAGTAGTAGTGGTCTTGATTGTTTTCGCCCCAATAGATTTGGGCGCGAGTGGCTTGTATGAGATATCAGATATCTTAAGCTTTTCACGTTCATCCTGTTTCAATTGATTCGCCAATTGATTTAAATAAACCTGAATAGCTTTTTGTTTATTTCCAGCATCAATAATCTGCTGATTCATCTCAAATATAACAGTCTTGAAATGATTGAATCTGTGCATTAGTTCTTCGGCTAATGCATATGGCTTATTTATGATAGTTATGTCGTCCATGATAGTCTGTTTCAATTCAGTAATTGAGACAGTGGCCGCCGTAAATAGGTCAGTCCGCACAGTAATAGATTCGTCTATTTGTCGGGCTGTATTCAAAGCAGCATTCAATCTATTATCTTCCATTACTTCCAATCGCTTGACCTGATTCTCAGGTTTTGACAATTCAGCTTTAGACGCAAGTTCCTTAGTCCAGCAATCATCACAGAAAAACATATTTCCATAATGACAGGTGACAATAGTTTCATTGTCACATACTTCACACTTTCCATTCTTTCGACCGTGAGTCTCAATCATTGTCTTAGTCCTTCCATTATTTCTGGTTAGTGTAATCCATTAGACGTTTATGGGCTAACATTCTCATCTGTCTACTTGCAGAATTATGTCGGATATCCTTCAAGATTGCCCGGCTACAAGTAGTCAATTGTGGGAAAATGAAGTTTATCATCTTCCGGCTTGCGTCCTTCGATTTCATAATAATATTGTCCTCTTTTGGTGACACATGGTATTCACCTGTCAACATATAAGATGCAACATTTATGCCTATTCCATTATACCTTGTATGGTATGTCAAGAAATTGACACACAACATCTAGTGGTCTTTAGTGACGTTTTTTGTCGCAGTGACGCAAATTGTGTCATTGTCCTCTTTAGTGGACACTTTTATTATACTATTCTGTTGCAGACTCATAATTCTGACCCCCTATTAGGTTTATAATAATTTCCAAAATCAGGTCTTTCCGTGATTGTTCTGTGACTATTCTGTGACTGTTCTGTGAATACTCTGTGAACCGGATTCGCGCTAACCCGCTGATTCTAAACGAGTTAGGCCGACCCCCTGGACTCTCCCCTTCCATTATACCACCTATTATGCTATGCTTGAGTGACCTATAAAGAGGACACTATATGGTGGGGGGTTATAATATTATATAAAAAAAAAAAAAAAAAAAAAAAGAATACACCCACTCACACTATTGTCTAGTCCACTGTCATCCTCTGAGGACAGCTAGAGGGCCGGTTTTTTGATGGGGGGTCTCCTTCCCTTCGAGCTAAGTTCATTAGAATCAGTCACTTAGCCCGGAATGGTCGCACGGAAACATCACAGAACGACCACGGAAACATCACAGCATATTCACGGAATGTTCAGGATTTAGGTTTCCATTAGAAATGTGATTCACTATCTGCTATTTTATATTTCGAATGTGAAGGGTAATGTATACGATATTATGGCAATACGATAAGTAATATAAAACTCACCATATACAGGAGGATAGTATTCCATTAACAATACTTGCGATAAGCAAGCTAAAAGCCGTATCAAAATATATAATGGGACAATACGATAAGCAGAGCAGCCAATTATAGACAAAAAAAAAGACCCCCTCGCGGGAGTCAGTCTGCGATGTAGATACGTTCGACTAGGATACTTGTCAATATCCTGTTTTCTTCGAGTTCATCGAATCTTGCTACCACGTAGGAAGCAGTTTTCAATGAT